AAATTTACATCCGGGGATACCATTTAGATTTTCATGATCTGTCAATGGTTTCATAACGCGCCAATACGGCGAACGAACTAACTCTAAAAGTGGTTTCTTGTAATCTATAACCGCTGTTTGCAATATATCATGAGGCAAAGCAGTACCAGTGTGACTAGCATTATTCAAACAAGTTGACCACCCAAACCACTCCGGATTAAACTTAGGTTTACCCCAAATGTTATCCTGAGCGCAGTGTTTGGCAATCGCATCTGAAATGGGAGTTTTCCTAACATCAGATGTATATGTGGATCTTCCTATGCACGTTCCAAAATACTCAAATTGAGATTCGCGCGGAAGAAAATTGATAGGACTTTTAGGGTGAACTTTCTCATTGGTCATGATATTCATACCCATACATTGAGGTTCAAATTTAGATGCGACACCAGTCAGCAAAACGCCTTCCAAGCTCTCAATATGAGTGATAGCTTCAAGAATTTGTTTCTGACATAGGGTGCCCGCACATCCGCGTGGTGTACCAGCAATTCCACCTAAATGAAATCCTAATACAGCATTACCCTTGCCTTCCGACAATAGTACTGCTCCACATAAACCCGCAAATGTATCCATAGACAATTTTGTGTATTCGATACCCATGAATTGTTGGGCACCATTGTTGGTAAGTTTTGGGATACCAGCCCCATAAGCCTGAATCAAACCTCCTTCTTTAGACCTCCACATCATTTTGAATGCGAGTTTATTAAGAGGTCCCGTTGGAAAATACTTGACTAAATCTCGGAATGTACCGCCACAAGGGCAATAACAAATTCGTAAATCTGTATCAGGTATGAGATATGAAGCACTAACGTGCAACAGTGTCTCAAATTTTCCTCCAGTTTTATCTGGCTCTGATCGTCGTGCTGTTATCTTGAGAGCATCTACTCCATCAAAATAATGATTAGGCACAACGACGATGTTGGAACGTAAGAAAAGCATATTGGCCATCAAGATATTAGTACCATTATCCACTGATAAATATCGCAAGTTCTTATCAATAATGGAGGATAATC